AACATCGTTCTTCGTGGCGTAGCCAGAGAAATCGCACTTAACTGCCATTTTGACTACTCTCCATCAGTTCGGAAATTGGTACATCCGCGGCTGGGGTTTCGTCAACCGGCTCTTCACCGGGCAACATCTCCTCACCCATCGGATTGATGTTGGAGTTCACCAACTGGTCTGCCGTCTCGTCATCTGACTGGGCCCAGCCGAACTTCGGTCGAAGCTCATTAGCCGTACCAATCTCATTACGCTTGACTGAGTCGACCAGCCTGGACATCTCCTCGAGCGGGACGTTAAGGAACGGATCCTCGATCGCCATAACCCGCTGTTTCTGCGTTCGGGCAGTCTTGGTGAGGAAAGTCCTGGTGATGGCATCCGTGATCGCTTTCAGAACTGGACGAACCGTTCGGTTCTGGTAGTTCAGCATCTGTCGAGCATCGGCCTTGCCGGTGAAGACATCCTCGGTCATTCCGAGCTGGTTGTACAGCTGCGTAGTGAGCCACTGGATCTGACTCATGAGGTTATTCTCGGACGGTCGGTTCAGCTGGGTGATTCGCTCTGCACCATCGGTGTAAGCGATACCATACTGAGAACCGGCGAGCTGTTCCTCAATCGCCTTCCTCCTGGCTTCTGCCTGCTGCTTCTTGAGCTCAGTCTTAACCACGTAGGGAAGCTGAATAATGATATCCAGCTTACCGGATCCAGACTGTCGATCGATAGCGTCGAGCAGATGCAGCTTCTGAGTGAGTCGCTGCAGTGTAGAGCTCGGAGCGTTCATCACGCTGTAGAGCGGATTGTTGACGATCGCTACGAACTCTTTCTCAAGAGTAAGCTGTTCCCGCTGTCCGGTCTTGTCGTTGTAGACTTCGACCCGGACGTGCCGAGGGTACCAATTTAGGATTGTACCAACTCGCATCGATCGGACGTCGTAACCCTGAGTCATGTCGGGGCTGACATTCGTATCAACGGGAACGATCGCTACGGCACCTTCCTCGAACAGAGTGAGGACGAGATCCTGGAAGAACCCCTGTCCTGTCTGGTCGATATTGGCGCTGAGCGACATACAGTCGTCAAGATCGCTCTTGATATAACTCTTGAGATTACCGTTGTCGTCAGTCCGAACATGTCGTATGGGGACATTCGCCACATCAATAGCAATCTGGTTGTAGATGCTCGTAACGATCGTCTGATCCCCGACGACTGGGCGGTAGTTCACTGCTGGATTACCGAAGGTCCACGATCCGTATTCGGGCGTGAAGTTCTTCTTGTCCGGCGATCTGGTAAATGCATTCCAGGCGTGGCTCAATCGATCACTAAGACCCATTTCACCTCCTTGCTCATTCGAATGCCTCCTTGTTGATCTTGTATGCCACGAAGGCATCCATCAGAGCGGCCACTGAGTCAATCTTCTCTTCCGAGCGCTTCTTCAGTAGCTTTCGGTTTCCGTTGGTATCCTCGAGCGTTACGCAGTTACCCATAGTGAAAGCCATGAGCTCCTGGTCGAAGATGAGAAGGCGCTCAGAAGCTAGCTTCTTAAGCTCGCCCAAGGGTACCGATTCAGTTCGAGCACCCTGGATTACTTTCTCGACACCATACGGACCGTTCTCCTGTTCCCACCGAGTCACGAACTCCTTGGCGTTGTAGGGGTCGAACCCAAACGACGAGACATCGTACTTCTGGTCAGCGATGTACTGATCAAGATCCTCGTATACTTCCATCATGTCAAGAACAGTCCCCTCCATTACTCGGAGAGTTCCTTCTTGGATGAATTCATCATACTTCTGGCGAAGAGCTCCGGGCAACTTCATGAGCGTAAGCTCAGAGATGTATGCCAGAGTCTTTACGCCGAAAGCCTGATTACGAAGAGGGAATAGGAAGGTGAATGCACAGAAGTCGTCACCCTGGGACAAGTCGGCGCCCATGGCGCACTGCATGTTCCAGAAGGTATTCTTCCTGTGCGGGATCGTCTCCTCGTAAGTAAAGAAGTATGTATATCCCTCCATGGGGATTCCGAACCTCTTGGCGAGGATGTCGTTTCGAGCAGCAGGGGCTTGCTCCATACGCTCAACGTCCTGCTGGTAGCGATCATAGCTCACAGTGATACCAATGTTGGGCTGCGCTTTGACCCACATAGCAGGATCTGCTACCTCTTCGATTTTGTCGAGTCGGTAGTAGAAGATTGAGATGTGAGGGGCGACGTATTCGCCCTTCAGTATTTTGAGTAACTCCATCTTCATGGTGTCACCCACGGCATTTCGGATGGTTCCTTCCGAGGAAACGGCCAGGATCACTGGATCATCGATCTTCGAGGCGCCCTGCTCAAGGGCACCAACCACGTCTTCACGGATGTCTCCAGAGAGCCACTCATCCACAGTACAAACCTTTGGTCGAAGACCCTGTAGCTTGTCGATGGACATGGGTCTTACCTCGAGAAGGGATCCGGTAAGGAAGTTCTCGACACCCTTCTTAGTCGCAACCAGCTTTTGGCGGTTAGCCCTCGCACCGGTTGTATTTTGAAGTGATCCCTCGGTAAGGAACTTGTACAGCGGACCTCTTGCGCGGGTGATGGCGGTCCGGAATGGACCCATCACTTCTTCCGCCTGCTTCATGGTCGGAGCCGTAGCAATCTGATGCGTCGTCGTAGTGTCAATCACCATGAAGTAATTCTGGATGAGAGACATATACATCGACTTCGCTGCTCCACGAGCAACGATCAGATACTGCTTGATCGTAAGGCGCTTCTTTACTGTTTTGGTCTCGTATCGACCGCCGACTCCGTCCTCGTAGGGGACAAAGACCTGACGGTCCTCGAAGTAGTACCAGCCAAGTAGCTGTTCGGCCCAGAGCTTGAAGCTGTCAAGAAGATGTAGGTCAGCCCCGTCGGACAGCGTAAGCTCATTCTCGCAGTATGCGATGAATCCTTCTACGGCTTGGTCGTCGTAGTAGTATTCTGGATTTGCTACAAGTGCGTCAATCCGGTTCATCTCGCACGAGATCTCTTCGCATACTGGAATTTCGCCTTGGATGACTGCGTCACGAAACTGCCCGTAGTATTTTGGTACTGCGGTGTTCGAGAGCATTACTTAGCAGTGCTCCCCGGGTTACGAGGGTACCGCTTCTTCTTGGGCGAGGGCTTAGTCTGAGTAAAAGACTTCTTCTTCTCAATCTGCTTAGGCGTCTTCTTGAGATCAACCCCACCAGTAGACTGGTAGGTCTTCTTGGTCTCTTCGGCAACCACAGAAGCGGCCTCAGCAGCTTCTTTCGCCTTCTCCGCGGCCTTCTTAAGAGTGTCTGCTGCGGACTTACCACCCTTGCCAGGATCGAACGACTTATCGAATGCGGTCTTCATGGCTTTAGTGGCGGCATAGGTACCAGCCTTGGTCAGAGAGCTCTCGAGGATCGATCGAGTGACTTCACGACCTCGAACCAGGTGGCGATCGGCCTTGAGCTCCCGATAGCGTTTCTCTTGCTCCAGCCGTTTAATTCTGGAGTTGAGCTCGGTGTCGCTGATCTTCTTGTACCCGCGGTTTGCGAACTTCTTTCGGGCTTTAGCGTCCCGTTTCGCCTGTGCCTTTCCGGCAACCCTTGCGTCATGGTTCTGCTTAGCCCTCTGAACCTTCGCTACCCCGGTACGAGTAGCCTTGATACTTCCTCGGGTAGCGTTAGCTGTGAATCGTCCGCTTTTCCGAAGGGCTCGAGCAGTCGCAGCACGACCTGCGCTAGCCTTCTTACGGATGACGCCCCAACGCTGTCCTTTTACGCCATGATGGACGAGGTCTTCTACCTCTGCTTCCCCTCGGTCTGATAGATCAGTCGCCATGCTGCCTCCTCGATCAGCTTCTGGTAAGCGGTGACCAAGAAGGAGTTCCCCGGTGGATCGAAGAACATCTTTACCTTCAAGGCGATGTATGATTTAATGGCGGCCTCGTCGTCGATCTGGTCGAAGACGTGCCAACCGGTGTCCTTCTCGATGTTGACACTGCATTTTGGCCCCAGTTGTGCGAGGTCCATCCTTGCGGTGTTAATATGCATCAAGATCTGGTCGTCGAAGACATCATATCCTGGGATTACCCCGATAGCCTTCTTCGTATCCTCAAGAATGGTTCCCATTAGATCCTCCAGGGAGCTTGATCATTCGGTCGACGCTCAACAACTCGTGGTGTCAACCTCGATCGGTCTCCGAAGTGTATCGCGTTGTGGGTATTCTTGGTTGTTGTGATGAGAAACTCTGGCTCGAGGATGTCTGGATTGAATTCCTCGAGATCTCTGGGTTGAATCGGATTCATGTGGTGGATTAGCGGCATGTATCTGATGTCAAGACCATCGATCCCTAGGTCACAGGCCTCGTCTCGAGCCAGAACAAAGTTCCTGACCTTCTTCCATTCTGTTGAGGAGTAGAATCGCTGGTTCAGGTAACGATCGAAGCCAAACGTACTAGTGCCGACTTGCCCGGTGAGAGCCAGATAGTCGAATCGCTCCTCAAACGTCGAGAGGCAAGCCAGTTCACTGTATGTTCGTAACATCTCCCGCTCCAGAGTATGTACGGAAGGCCTCGATGGCTTCTTTGGCAATCTTCTCGGCTTGCTCAGCACTAACTAGTGCTGTCTTCTTTGCCTCGAGGAGTGCGGTTTCATTCCTCAGCTTCTCAACCTCGAGCTGTTCTCTTGTGGAAGCGAGCTTGAGGTAGTGATTCACCGTTGTTGCCGGTGCTGTGCCCTCTCGAAGCTGCTTCTCAGCAAGCTCAAGCGCCAGATTAATCATTTGCGCTTCGCGTTGCTCTACAGTTCGAGCTGGCTTAGAGGGTGTTGCGGCCCTTTTACCCATAGTTACTCCTTAGATAGAGGGCTTTTGGGGCCAATTGAGGGCTAGATTCTAGGGCCCGTTGTGAGCGAGACCAGCGGGAAGAAAGGAGCACACGAAAAACTTCCCGTGGGCCCTAGAACCTAGTCCTCAATTGGCTTTCCAAATATCCCTCCGGGGAAAATATGGAG